AGAGAGAAACAATGGGATTACGATGTGCCACAACAAGAACTATGGGAAAAGGTTTATCAATCCATCAAGCAAGGTGGACATCTTCTATCATTCTTTGGCTCACGAACTTATCACAGAGGAGTCATACCCATCGAAGATGCTGGCTTTGAGATCCGCGATCAGTTGATGTGGCTTTATGGCAGTGGCTTTCCCAAGTCGCACAACATAGGAAAAGCGGTGGATAAGTTGCAAGGAAATGAGAGAGAGGTAGTTGCTGCTGTTGATGTAGGTCACGATATGCGTTCAGGTAATTATAAGACAAGTAGTGGCAATCGAATGATCGCTGATATAACTAAAGGCACATCAGAATACGAGGGTTGGGGTACAGCACTCAAGCCAGCCCATGAGCCGATTGTTATGGCTAGAAAACCATTTAAAGGAACTGTGGCAGAGAATGTGTTAGAGCATGGTACAGGTGGGATTAATATAGATGAGTGTCGGGTTGGTGATGAACAAGGCAGATTCCCAGCCAATGTCATGCACGATGGTTCTGAGGAAGTACTGGAGATATTTCCACAGACTAGCAAGAGTAGTGGTGGTCGTTCCTATCAAAACACTAATAAAATGTATGAAGGTGGATGGGGTGGTGGAGAGGGCAACAAGACTGACCCAGGCTTTGGTGACGAAGGCACAGCATCTCGCTACTTCTATTGTGCAAAAGCGAGCAAGAAAGATAGAGATGAGGGCAACAATCACCCAACAGTCAAGCCAAGAGAATTGATGCGCTATCTGTGTCGCCTGGTCACACCGAAAGGTGGGGTTGTGCTTGATCCATTTATGGGCAGTGGCAGCACAGGCAAAGGTGCATTACTGGAAGGATTTAGGTTTGTTGGTATTGAAATGGAGCGAGAGTATTTTGATATTGCTTGTGCCAGATTGGAAGCTGTGCAGAAGAATGTGCAAGTGAGTTTGTTTGATGGGAAGGATGACTAAAGGTTGTCTCAGGCTACTGGGGTATTCGGCGCTGTTTGTAAGTTGTGTTGCGGGCCTCATGGCTATATTGCCGGCGGTGCTTTGGTTTTACGCGGGCGCACTGGCCAATGATCTAATGGCTCGGAGTGATAATTGTGATTAAGTTACTGGATAGGGCGGCAGCTAGAGAAGCACTGGCTGATGTAGGCGTCGGCTTCTTCATGGCGTTTCCGGTCGCCCTTGCCGTCCTATCCTTTACCACCTGGATGAACTTTGGAGTGATAACTACGGCCGTCTTTCAGACGCTAGTGTTCACTATCGTGTCGTTGTTGCGAAAGTATTTTGTACGGGTACACTTTAAGAAGATGAATGGTGAATATGAATAAGAGGATCTTCTTGACGGAGTTTACCTGGGACGGGACAGACTACACTGGCCCGAACATTATCGCGGACACTCACGATCAAGCCGAGCTGATTTGTGAAAGCTTGGGCTGTCGAGTGGTGGGCGAGCTGACCGATGTGATAGTGGCGGAGGATGGATATGAGACACTGCATTAAGGTCATGCTGGGTTGTGTCAGCTCTGGCAGAAGAAGGATTGAGGTTGGCTTATGAGCAAATGTATTGATATAGGGTTACCTAACACTGTGCTGTTACCTGTGCTCAAAGCCTTATGTTTACTGGGTTTATACTATATAAGTGTATAGTGTATCTATAAATAAGAATATAATATAAAGGCAACATAACACATAAAAACACCCGTTATAGGGCCTTAATGACTATACTAACTTGGGTAGGTGTACACTTACCCCTTGGAGGGAGATATGAGCGATTATGAATTTATATATAACGACAACATGAGTTACGATGATAACTTTAACAAGTGGTATTATATGAACTGTGCTGAGAGATCTGATTTTAACGAGAGGACATATAACGAAGAAGAAGGTCGATTAGTGTTCGACAGAATGTATAAGAAAAAACGCAGACGATATGGCGGGTAGACCTAAAAAAGAAAAGCCATCACTTGTGTCGGTTCCAGATACCTTTGAGAAGGACGACGAGCATGGGCTGACTGCAATGCAAGCGAGCTTTGTTTGGCATTACACTGAAGGCGCTTGCAGTCAAACTGAAGCAGCTCGCAAAGCTGGATTTGAATTCCCAGCTAACTCAGCCAGCAAGATGCTCAACGGTAAGAACTTTCCTAATGTAACCAAAGCGGTTCGCATTCGCCAGGACGAACTGGCAGAGAAGTATGCGATCACGCCAACAAAGACTGGCACGATGTTGTGGAAGGTAGCGGAGACTGCGTTTGAAAGCGGGCATTACAATGCAGCTGTGTCGGCCATCAAAGAACTTAATCAGCTTGCCGGCTTATCGGTTAACAGATCCCAGAACATTAATATCAATGCCAACCTGGAGACTATGACCAAGGAAGACATCAAGGAGAGATTGTCTAAACTTTTGGGTGCAGAAGTCGAAAGCAAACCCGAACAAGATTTCTAACGAACTTAACCACGTCCTGGCCCCGCCAGCCGGCGGGCGGCCCAGAAATCCAAAAAAATCCAAAAAATCCCGTAAGTCATTGATTTTACAGAACTTTTGGCGTGCCAGCTGTCGCGCAATAATACAAGGGCGCGTGACCTGAGTGTGCAGACCGGTCACCGGCATAAGTTTGCGCACCAGGTACACTGTACACTGACGCCCACAAAACCCTTGTATAATGCGGGCTGTAGCGATAGGGGTCCCTTGGACCTGGTTTTTTCTGAGATCTTGGACATTTTTGTTGACCCGACCCCCCAAGTAATGTGCCGGCCCTATGGCGCGAAGGTTTAAACTAGGTTTACCACATAGAATCACCAAAATTCTGTATGGAAATTCAGCACCTACTTTCGCGCCGGTTAGATGCTATACTTGATAACCATGTCAGCACTAAGTCGCACAAAAGGCGCAACATTTGAAAGAGCCGTAGTAAAAGAGATCAACAATTTCTTCAACAAAGAGGGTATCGATTTCAGTTGCAAGCGCAACCTGGATCAATACCAAACCGCTAACCTTACTGACATTGACATTCCATTTCACTCGATCGAATGCAAGCACTACAAAGAGGGATGGGCTTACAAACCCGAATGGTTGAAACAGACCATTGAGGCCGCGGGTGAAAAAATACCGGTTTTGATTTTTCGGTACAACCGAAAACCCATACAAGTTTGTCTACCAATGTACGCTATAAATCCGGAATGGGAGGTAGACCCCTATTTGAATTGTGTAATTTCTATGGACCAGTGGTTTGAGGTTATGAAGCGTAACTGGGACCTCTATCGTTGCAAATTTAGCTCAACCGTTTAATAATATATTTATGGCCATCCAAAAAAACACACAGAAAAAATTAAAAAAAGTATCCAAGGCCCTAAAAAAAGCGAGCAGTATGCACGCCAAACAAGCAAAAACATTGGATGCGATCAAAATGAAGAAAGGCGGGATTCCTAGTAATGTAAAAAATCCATCCCTTTACTCAAAAGCCAAATCAAAAGCCAAGGCAAAATTTGATGTGTACCCGTCTGCATACGCCAATGCGTATATGGTGAAGGAATACAAGAAAATGGGCGGTACATACAAGGCCGAGGGAGGCGAAATGAAAAAAAATTTAAAACCCGTGCCGGCGGGCAACAAAGGACTGGGTAAGTTGCCGACCAGGGTAAGGAACAAAATGGGCTTTTATGAGAACGGCGGAACCGTAATGGTCCAGGGCAGAGGCTGTGGCGCCATGATGGAAAGTAAGCGCAAGAAGACCAGAGTACCTCGTGGCTAAGACTCAAGGCGGCCTTACTAAGTGGTTCAAGGAAGATTGGGTTGATATAGGATCTCCCAAAAAGGGCGGCGGGTTTAACAAGTGCGGGCGATCAAAACAAAAGGCTGACGCCAAAAGAAAATACCCAAAGTGCGTGCCAGCATCCAAAGCTGCAAGCATGAGCAAATCACAAATCAAATCCGCGGTTACCCGCAAAAGATCTAAGAAACAGGGTGTTGGCGGTAAACCGACTAACGTAAAAACATTTGCAGCTTATGGTGGAGCCGTCATTAAGAACCAAAACTCTGGTTTATACGGTAGAGGCTAATGGCTGAAATCCAAGACGACGGTTACCTGGAGCGAATCAAAGACTTTTTTGCTCAGCAAGCTCGCATAAAAATAGAGCGCGACATGATGATGGCTGAAGCCCAACGCGCTGCTATTGAGAAGCTAACACCCACCAAAGCGCAAGCCGCTTACCTGGGTGCCCAGTTTGCACCTTTAGCTGGAGGCTTAGATGCTGCTGGTCGGATGGCAAGCTTTCCGTCCAGCGAAGTTGGTATAGAGGACGCATTTTCTGGTGAGTTGATGCCGTCCCTGGCCGAAAATTTAGATC